TTGATCTGCGCGGCGATGTTGGCCGCCAGCGCGGCTTCGATCTGCGCGGCCTGCTCCGACCCGAGAGCGCCCTGCACCCAGCCGACCACCTGCTGCTGCGTTAGGTCGGCGTAGGGCGTGAACCCCGCCTTAGCGTCGTAGGTGAGGCCAACAGTGCCGTAGGCGGTAGCGGTGTAGTCGCCGTCCGCCGCATTGATGCGCCAGTGAACCGTGAACACGACATCCGGCTGGCCGTCGCGCTGCGGGTAGCAATCAAGCTGCTCGATCACCCAGGTGTAGGTAGGCATTAGCGGTTCTCCAGGTTGGCGATGCGGGCCTCTGCGGCTTCCAGCCTCGCGGTGAGTTCCTGCACGGCCTTAGCCAGCACCGGAATAAGCGTCTGATACGACACGCTCATGTACTCCGGTCCTTGATGCACGACGCCTTCTACGTAAGGTTGGTCGGCCAGCGCCTCTTGCAGTTCTTGGGCGATGAAGCCCGGCTGAAGGAAACGATCCTTTGACCAGCTTTCCTTGTAGCGGAACTGCACGGGACGAAGCTTGGCAACGACATCTAGGCCAGAAGCGATGGGGGCAATGTCGTCCTTGATGCGCGCGTCGGAGCCGTTGGTGTAAGCGCCGGCGCCCCACACGCCCGTGCCGTTGACTTGAAGATTAAAAGCGCCCTGGTCAGTCGTCCCGGCGATGTAGACTTCACCATCAGCGGTGATCCGCATGCGCTCGGCGCCTTGCATTACGAACGTTACAGGGCGAACAGTGCCGGTGCCGGTTGCAAAAGACCCAATTCGAGTTTCGGTGCCGCTATTTGTCATCCCAAACTGCGCTACGGAGGCGTTGTCGGGGTCACTGCCGCCATACAGCAATAGATTAGACGACACACCGCTGCCGTTAGGCATGATGCCCACATTGCTAGTGTTATTAACTACATTCGTCTGGAAAAGGGTTCTGCTGGCATTGGTCGCGTTGCTGAAGTCGCCCGTGATGCGGCGAGCCGTGCCGGTGATAGCGACATTGCCGTTTACATCCAGTGGAGCGCTCGGTGCCGTGGTGCCGATACCGACGTTGCCGCTGGCGTCGATACGCATGCGTTCATTCGGCGCGCTGCCGGTGCTGCCTTGGCTAAACGCAATGGCGCCAGATGCCCGGTCATACGAAATCTGTGCCGTACCTTCGCCCGTAAAAGCAGAACCGATGCGAACGTAGGAAACGTTACCAGACGAGCCAAGGCGAACGCCATCTTGGGCGTTTACTTGGAGCCGATCAGTGGGCGACGACGTACCGATGCCGACGTCGCCAGCAGCGGTGATCCGCATCCGTTCGGTGTCGTTGACCAGCAGAACATACGGGTGGTTCGACGCTGTGCCCGAGAACGCATTTCCGAAGCCGCAATAACCAACGCGCTGAGAAACCGTACCGTCTGTCGCTCCGATCTGAGTGCCACTGGCAGCGAAAACTGCCAGCCTATCCACAGGCGCCGACGTGCCGATACCGACGTTGCCGCTGGCGTCGATCCGCATGCGCTCAGTCATCGAAGCCGCACCATCAGCGGTGGTGGAGAAGATCAACCGCCCCGGCATGTCGTTGGTGCCAGGGGTGCCATCAACCTCGGCAAAGATACCTGCGCCAGGAAGGTATGTAGTGCCGTCGTAAAAATCAAAACGAAGGATTTGATTGTCGTTATTTAGCACAGTAGTCGGGCTTGCCGCCGTCCCGTTAGCGCGCCGACCAACGAATCCCGTCGTGCTGCCAAAGCGAGTGTTCCGGACGAAGCTGGTGCCCGACACATCAAGGGCTACCCCAGGCGCAGATGTACCGATGCCGACGTTGCCGCTGGCGTCCTTGTAGAACTGCCCGCTGCCAAGGTTCACGATCGAGTTGTCGCCCGTGAAGCCGTTGATCGCCGGGTTCGTCAGCGTCTTGTTCGTCAGCGTCTGCGTGCCGGTGGTGCTGACGATCGTCGCGCCGCCCGCAGTCGCCGCAGCCGGCAGTGTCACCGTGCCCGACGCGGTCAGCGTCCCGGCCACCGACAGCGTCTTGCCGGAGCCGACGTTAAGCCCCACCGACGTGCCGCTACCGGCACCCGCGAAGACCGCGTCGATCGTGTCAAGGTCGGTGTTCAGCTTTCCGCCCCAGGTGTCCCGCGAAGCGCCGACCTCCGGCTTCGTCAGGTTGAGGTTCGTCGTAAAGCTATCAGGCATCCGCGCCTCCTAGTTCAGCTTGTCCCACGCCTGGGCAGGCGTCGGCTTAGGCGTCCACGTCTCGCCGGCCACAGGGACCGGAACCCAAGTCTCGGGGGCCACAGGCTCGGGCTCCCACAGAAATCTCGCGCTTGCCGCCATCCCCGACGTCACGACAATCGCCTCGGTGGCGAAGCGCACCCGCCGCACCTGGGCGGTGAAGGAGGAGACAAGCTCGATCCTTTCTACCGCGCTGAAGGTGGCGTTTCCAGACGAAACCATCCCCGACTGCGCGGCGATCATCTCCGCCCCCAGGCGCACCCTCTGGCCGTCCACCGCCATGGCGGCGGTCAGGGTGAAGGTGGCGTCGGAGAGGAAGGCGACGTAGCCGTCCGCCGCAGCGTCCGACGTGCTGGCCGCCGTCGCAGCCACCTGGCGCACTCTCTGGCCGTTGAACGCGGCCCCAGAGGCCACGGCAATCGTCTCAGAGGCCCCGCGCACGCTCTGACCGGCGGCGTCCATGTCGGACACCAGGCTGATGGTCGCCGCCGCGAGCTCGGTATTGGCCGCGGCGGCCATCATCGAGGAGGTGATGGAGTCGAGGAAGGCCGCGAAACGCACCCGCGTCCCGCCGGCCACCATGTCGGACGACGCGGCAGCCGTAGCCGCCGCGCTGGCCCGCTTTACCGCGGCAAACGACGCAGCAGACGAACACGCGAAGGTGGCGCTGGCGTCGAGGACGTACCCCGCGCCGTATAGCCCCTCGCCGTAGTCTGCTACGCCGTAGTCGGCCATCTATCAGTCCAGCGTCACGTCGAGAGAGCCGGCGTTGAAGCGCAGAACGTCGCCGCTGTCGATCGTCTTGGAGGTGGTGAGGTTGGCGTAGGCGAGCATGTTGCCCGACGTCGACGCGTCGAAGATCGCCGCAGCCACCACCGTGCCCCAGTTGGCCGTCGCGGTCGGAAACTCCACCGCCACGCTGTTGCTGGCCTCGGTCGGCGCCGTGCCGGAGACAGTGAACGTCACCGCCTGGCGCGCGTAGGAGCCGCCCGACACCTCGGTGCCACCGCCACCCTCACCGGGCGCCACCGTGTAGAGCGCGATGAACCAGGAGGTGGGACGAGTGGCGCTGCCGTTGGTCAGCAGCCACGTCAGAACAAGGTTTTCGCCGTAATTGGAAAGCCCGGACATTAGTAGAACCTCCTGGTGCGAGCCACCAGCGGGGAGCCGCTGGTCAGTGACTTCTGAGCCTCATCATTCAACGCCTGCACACGCTGGCCGTAGAAGGAACCAAACACAGCAATGCGCTGGTCGTCCACCAGAAACGGCGCCGCGTGCGTCAGCGCGCCGTAGAGGTAGACGTCGGGCGCCTTCGACAGCAGCCAGTTGGTCGTGTTGGCGTTGGAGAGGGCCGGGATCTTGCCGTAGTAAATCATCTCCAGCTCGACGTCGTCGGTCGGCGGCGGGACAAGCTCGATCGCGCCGTTCATGAGGGAGTAGGCGACGACCCTGTCGTACCTCTGCTCCTTCACGATGATGTCCGCTTCGTCGAGCGTGACAAACCGCAGCGGGCTGGTCCCGTCCACGATCTGCAGGTTGACCGCCTCGAGCCAATCGCCCGGCAGTTGCACGAACTCGGCATCACTAAGCGCCTCGGCCCGGATGATCTGCTCCCGGCAGCGCAGGCGCGTGTTCAGATCCGCTTCGACGAACTGAATAAAAAGCGGTATCTGGGCGACCAGATCCTGGCGGTTCAGATAGTCCGCGATGGCGCTCTGCAGCGTGGCGTAGTTCGTGATCATCAGCTTTTCATCCAGCTCGTCAAAAAGGGACGGGCCTCGTCGCTGGACAGCCACTTACGCATGGCGGGCCGATCGTCGAGGATGCCCCTCTGCTTCAGATCCAGGTAGACCATCATGGGCAGGCTTGCGACCTTGACCATGTCGCCGCTCTTCTGCGTGCGAGAGCTCTCGTTCCTCTCCGCCTGGGCGCGCTCGGCAATCGAGTCGATGTTGCACGTCGTCTCGAAGACCAGCTTCTGATCGCTGGTCACATGAAAGTTCTGACGGGTACCCGTCAGGCTGTCGTAGGACAGCAAAAACGAAGCCGGGGCGTATTCGTCAGCCATGTGCATTCCCTAGGAAGGCGGGAGGCGCCCGAAGGCGCCTCCCTCTTTACTCACGAAGGGATCAGGTTGGCGATGACCGCGTGTGCGCGCTGCGAGCGGACACGCAGGCCATATTCGACGACCATCTCCTTCTTGTCGCTGTCGCCCGTCTTCGCGATATCGAAGGTGCGGAACGGACGCAGGTAGGACACGGAGGCGTATTCCGGGTCCAGCACGAAGGCGAAGTTGCCCGGCTGGAAGCGGTTCGGGACGATGGCCACCTCACCGAAGTCGGAGAGGTACACGTCCGCCGTCGCCACGATCGCGACCGGCTTCACCTGGTTGTAGGTGACGCGGTTCGGCGCGATGCCGACGAAGCTGGACGCAACCGTCTTGTTGTAGGCGTTCACCATGAACACCTTCGGGTCGCCACCCTCGGTCCAGACCTGCTGGATGGCCGTCTTGAGCATGCCTTCCGTCAGGGCGACGTCGGTCGAGGTCGAGAGGCCGGTCCAAGCGGTGGACGGGTAGCCGTTACCATTCGCGCCAGACATGGCGGACACGGTCGCCGCATTGGCCTGGAAGTTGTACAGCAGCCAGGTCGGCAGGCCGGCGGTCTTACGCGCAGTGGAGTTGTTACCGGCCACACCAGCCTGGTTGCTGGTGAGGATGGCCTCCATGTCGCGCTTCAGTTCCTTCGCCTTCTTGGCCGTCTCGTAGGCCATCAGCGTGCGCATGCCGGCGGTGTTCACCGCGTCGGCAGTGCCGGAAACCGAGATCACCTTGCGCGAGATCTGCGTGTAGTTGGCCACGCGGACAGTCGCCGTGAAGTCGGCGTCGCCAGCGTCGGCGCCTTCGATCACCGCGTTCGCGGTGTCAGCGCCGGCCAGCTGGTCGGTCTGCCACTCGAAATAGGTGTTGTCGGCGGAGTCGCGCCCGATGTTCGACATGAACGGGGTGTCGACGGGCGAGATGTCGTAGATGATGTTCGACAGGTCTTCGCGGATCGCGTTGACGTTGTCGTAGGTCGTTGCCTTGCTAACGGAGGGCATGGGTTATTTCCTCTGATCGAGTAGACCGAAAAGCCTCGCGGCGTCATCCGCGCGGCCCGTTGCTTTGAGACGCTGTCTCATTCGCTGAACGTCGGTCGCCTGCTTCGGAGAAGCGGCATTCGATCCGGCCCGCATCGGCTTCGGTCCCTGCGCCTGCGTAGGCTTGGGCCGGTTGGCGATGAGGGCGTCGTATCGACGCGCCTTTTCAAGCACCAGGACCGCTCGCGGGTCATACGCCTGCGCCAGTTCTTCGTCCGAGTAGCCGACCGTGCGGCCATACTCACGAAGGTTGCTGCGCGCCGCGTCCCACTTCGCTGCGTCCTTCCACTCCGGCATCTTCTCAAGGAGGAACTGCCGTCCCTGCTCGACCTGCTGCCGCAGTGCTACTTGCTCCTGCTGAGATGCAATTGAGGCCAGACGTTCCTGCTCGGATCTCGTCGCGGCCAGACGCTCCTTGTAGTCGCGCCACTGCTTCTCAACGATCGGGAAATTGAGCGGGTCTTCCCGGTGCAGCTTTTCCCAGTCTGGCTCTTGCGGCTGCATCTGCTCCAGCTGCTGCCTCAGAGCCCCCAGGAGTTGGCCGTACTGCGCCCTCTCCACTTCCACCTGCTGGCGATCCGCTTGGAATGCAACGGCTTCATCACGAAGCTTTTGCATCTTCCGCGAATAATCGGACTGCCTCTGGTAGCCATCCAGCGCCTCTTTCAGCGTGACCTGCTGGGTCTTGCCGTCAATCTTGACGGTGACCAGAGTGTCAGGCTTCAGACCGCCATCGGCCTCCCCTTCAGTGTCCTCGACGTCCCCAGATCCCTCGCCTTCGGACGACGCGGATTGATCCGCTGCCTCGTCGCCTTCGGGCACAGTCTCGTCGTCTAGGTCCGCCGACGCCTCAGTCTCCTCGACTGCGGCAGAAGCCTTCTTCGGCGTCCCAACTGTGGGTTCGGGGTCATTCCCTCCCAGCAGGCTAGAAATCCGACCAGCGGCCTCTGTCAAACCGATTTCGCTTGGCTGCGACTGCTCGGCCATAAAGTATCTACTCCTTGCGTGACGCCATCTTCAAGCGTCGATTGAACTGCGACACGGTTGGCTCCAAGGCCAAGGCCTCCAGCTCCTGTCTGAACGCAGTTACGGCGCGCACCATGTGGTACGCGGCGTCTCGTTTGGCCCCGTCGGTCGGGTCCGAAAGCATCCACTCGGCTACACACCGAGCCTCCATGCGCTTCAGCACCTCCTGCGCGGAGCCGTCGCGGTGCAGCGCCTGGGCGGCGCGCCAGAGTTCTTCCTGCTCGTAGGTCGCCATCACATGGCCCCCGGCGGCATGAGCGGTGCGGGTGCCTGCACCGGCATCTGCGGAGGCAGCGGGCCCTGGGCAGTGCGGAACATACCCTGGATCTCAGTCCGCTGACGGTCGACCTCGGCCTTGATGAGCGCCATGTCGATCTGGGCCCCGTAGCGGGCCTGGATCTCGGCCGCCTTCATCATGGCGTCGATGTAGAGCTTGTCGCGCTCAAGGTCGGCCTGGGCAGCGGCCTTCTGGCGCTCCAGCTCCTGCTTCGCCGCGTTGATGAGGATGTCAGCCTTGACCTTGTCCGCCTCGATCTGGGCCAGCAGCTGGGCTGGGTCAGGCTTGTTGGCCCCCTGCGCCATTTGCTGCATGAAGGCCTGGACCTCCTGCGGGTTGATCTCCTTCCAGAACTGGCTCGGATCTTGGAAGCCAGCCAACTGCGTAACCTGGGCGAGCGCATCCCGAAGCTGAGTGAGGTCAACCAGCGGGTTGTAGGGCCCGTAGGTCTGGATGACCTCCTTCTGCTGCTGGATGATCTGCATCAGAAAGGCCATGCGCTGCTCGTCGGAGCCGCGGCCCAGCGCGATGTTGACGACCATATCCATCGAGGCATCCCAGCCTCGCGGGTCGATCGGCACGAACTTGTTGCGCAGTCTGATGATCTTCGCCTTGTCCTGGTGCTGGACAACCAGCCCCAGAAGACCCTGGAAGCACCGCTTCAGCCCGTCCGCAAACAGGCGCGCGATCATCTCGATGCGCTCCTGGGAGGACGACAGCTGGGCCTGCACCGCGGAGCGGGTGGTGGACTGCAGGACGTCAGCGTCGAGGCCCTGGGAGGCCCGCGAGATGCCCGTACGCTGCGTCTTCACCTCGTCCAGGTAGGCCATCACGCCCAGCGCCTGCTGGCCCACGAACGGCATCGTGAGGGGCTGCACGGCGCCTGGCGCGCGGGCACGGATCACGGCCCCCGTCTCGACGTTCATCACGTCGGGCATATGCACCTGGTTCTCGACCACCACCGTGCGCGGGTGGATGGACTGCGCCAGGCTGTCGAGCGTGTTGCGCATGATCGACGACTTAATCAGCTGCAGGTCCATCGTCTGGTCTGCGATGGACTGGCCGAAGATCGTGTGCGGCGTGGGGTCAGGCGCGAGCAGCGAGAAGGGTGCCTTCTGCACCACTTCGCTGTGCAGGATGTAGGCGCCGTTGCCGACGGTGCACACCTTGTGAAGCTCGGCAATGCCGTCGCCGTCGCGGTCAGCACGGATGTAGCTTTCGACATAGAAGACCTTGTCGGTCGTCTCGTCGGTGGTCTGCGTGATGCCAAAGAAGCTCTGGTCAGCCGGATTGCGGACCAGAACCTCGTTGTTCATGTCGAACCCGCCGGTCCCGGCGTTCTGCTCGATGATGTCGCGCGGGTAGCCCATAGCGACGAGTTCGGAGATCGTCGCCAGCTTGCGGCGGCCGACATAGATCGCTTCGTCGATGCTGGCCGCCTCATTGTCGATGAGGAACTGCTCCGGCGGGATGCACTCGACGACGTAGCGCGGATTGCGCTTCACGCGGCGGATCCGCAGGTCCGTCTTGGCCATGCCGGTCGTCATGTCGACGACTTCCGTCAGGCTCTCTACCGTCACGTCGGGGTCCGACGTCAGCAGGGCAATCTCTTCCGGCAGCAGGCCGGAGTAGGCGTAGCTCTCGACCTCTTCGTAGTCGACCTTGTACCAGGTCAGCACACCCGTCTTAAGAACAAGGGCATCCTTCATCGCATCGTGCAGGATGCGAAAGCCGGGGTTCTCCTGCATGAAAACGTAGTTGATGAGGTCGGTGGCCTGCTCCGCGGCCTGCACGTCTTCCGCGCCCTTCGGCACGAACTCGATGACCTTGTCGCCGCCCGTGAAGATCCGCAGCAGGGACGGCAGCATGGCGAGGATGGTGTCGCGCACCTCGGTCATGATGACCTGGCTGCGGCCGTCTTCCTCGTTGCCAAACAGTTCGCCCAGGAAGTAGGCCATGGCCTGCTCGCGCTGGGGCGCGAGGTAGCTGTCGATGTAGGTCTGCGAGTCCGTGATCGCCTGGAAGACGATGTAGCGGAACTCCTCGTCGTCCATGGGCTCGTTCTGCGGCAGCATGTAGCCCGTCTCGTCGTTGTAGACGTCGCTGCGCGCGGGGATGTTCACCACGTCGGGGTCGTACCGCCCAGGGGTAATGCCTTGAGCCATGGTTTAGACCTTCTTCCTTACACGCCACCACTGCCAGCCCGCCTCGGAGCCGACTTCGTGGCTTGGGAAAAACTCACTCACAGCCCGCTTTACACCGTCCATGGGCAAGTCATCACCACCTATCACGCCGCCGGGCTTCAATTTGGGCCACCAGGCCTCCAGATCGGCCTTCACCTCGTCGTACTCGTGGCCGGCGTCGACCCAGATGAAGTCAACACTTTCCGCCGGGAACAATCCAGCGGCTTCTGCGGTGGCCATCCGCACGACATTGGTCTTCGGGTAGCCCGCGCGGGCGATATTCGCCAGGAACACCTCGTAGACCCGCTCAAGCTCGGGGTCCGCCTGGTGCTCGGACTCGTTCGACCCGCCCCAGTGGTCAACGAAAAAAATCGACGGATTTTTTCCGCTTTGAAGCGCCTCGACTAGTAGGAAGCAGGCTGATCGGCCCTTCCACGAACCAAGCTCAACGAGGACAGACGCGTCGGAGGCCTCACGCACAGCGTCTCTGTATGGGACAGAGAAGTTGAACCAGCCCTGGATCTCGTCGAAATAGTGCTTCAACGCTTCTTCGCCTTACCAGCCTCACTCAGAGCGATGGCAATCGCCTGGTCCCGGCTCTTCACCACCGGCCCCTTCTTGGAGCCGGAGCGCAGCGTCCCGGCCTTGTACTCGCCCATCACGACGCCCGTTTTCTTCGGAGCCTTCGACATCTTCTTCACGCTGCGCTCTCCATGATCTTGGACGCGGCTTCCTCCACGTCGGTTGGAATATCCGCCCGACAGGCCTCGGCATGCTCATGCGTGAACTCCATCGCGCCGATGTGCTTCACGTCCTTCGACAGATCGTGGTCCACCAGCACCTTGAAGCCGTGCGCCTGGGCCAGCTTGCAGAAGTAGATGTCCTCTCCGACGTACATCCCGCCGCTCGGCAGGTACGACACGTTGAACCAGGGCTGCGGCAGCTTCTTGAAGACCTCCGTCTTCACCAGCATCGCCCCCATGCCGATCGCGTCCACCTCCTCAAGGCCCATGCGATCGTGCGAGTAGATGCACTTCAGCGTAGCGAAGTCGCTGAAGGCCACCGTCTTCACCGGCAGGCGGCGCGTGGGGTAGTTGCAGGCCACGATATCCACGTCCCGCTTGATCAGCTTTTCCAGCAGATAGGACGGGAACCGCATGTCGCTGTCGAGGAAAAGCGCGTAATCCGCTCCCGCCGTCAGCGCCATGTGCGCCAGCTTGGCCCGCTGATCCGCGATCAGCGTACCATTGACGATGTGAACGTCGAACCGCGTGCCGGGCGGTGCGTTGCCGTACCAGCGCGCCGACAGCATCGCCAGATCGTGCGCGAAGCCGGTCGCGACCTCGTCGCGGGCCGGTACGCAGATCGAGACGTTCATTCTTCCTCCTCGGCGCTCATGTCCTCGTACGAGCCTTCCTCATCCTCGCCGTACTCGGACTCATCTTCGTCTTCTTCCTCGTCGTCACCCTCATCCTTGATGGGGCCGCCGACGATCCACGCAGAGCAGGTTCGGCCTGCTGCACACTTGAAGTCGAAGATCTCGCAGAAGCCCAGATCGCCGGCTTCGACGACCTCCATCGCGTCTTCGCCCGCGTCCTCCGACATCCCGTTCTCGATGCACTCCAGCATCTTGGAGGTCTGGTTGAAGGCGCTGCAGTTCCCGCAGCGCATGGTCTTGGCTTCTTCGGTTGGCACGTCCCAGCGCGCAGCCATGCGCTGCCAATACTGCTCGTTCGGCTCGGCAGGGTTCATCGGACCATAGTCCGCCTTGTCGATCGCGCGACCGCGGTTGCGCAGGTTCAGCGTCAGGTCGCCCGTCGCGGCCGGACACGCTTCGCCGTCTTCGTACTCGTCCATCGTGTCGCTCATGGCCGCGGCCTCCTTCGCTCAGTCAACATCGCCCAGGAGGCCCGCAGGCCGCCGCTGCTGCTGGTGGTCCAAGAAAACATCCTCGGGGCGCAAGCCCGCCTGCATCGCAGACCACAGCACCTGCCTGTACTTCCCGTCGTACAGCGGACCCGGCTGGTTCAAGGCCTGCATCGCAGACGCATACGCACTCGGCCTGTCCGCCCACTTCGGCGTGCTCGAGCCGGGGTATCTGTCGTTCCAGCTGGTGACCAACGACCACCCTTTGTCCGAAGCATCGCCAGAGGGGTCCGTCACCCTGATCGCGCCGGCATCAATCAGGCGCTTCACGTTCAGCGGGCGATAGGCCATCGTCTGGCCCAGATCGCTGAACGCGCTGTCGGGGAGCCCAGAGGGCAGATACCGACGCCAGAGATCGCCCAGCCCCTCCGACATCACTTCGCCTTTCGCGCCGCTCGAATATTGTCGACGGCGTTCGGGTAAGGACGCCCGGCCTTCTCGGCCATCCGCTTCGCCGCCGCCTTGCGCGCCGGGGTCAGCTTCTTGTCGCCCTTCGTCGGATCAGGCGTCCGCCACACAGGCTTCTTCATCACGCCTTCCCCTTGTTGCGCGCCGAAATGGCCCGCGCCTTCGCCTTCGCGTCCGCCTTGCTCGACGCGCCCCAGGCCCGCAAAGACAGCAGCAGCCGCGTCGGTTCGCCGTCCTTGTACTCAGGCCCCGGCATCGCGCCCATCCGCGCCAAGAACGACGCGCGGCGCGGGTTGTCGCCAGACTTCACAGGCGCCTTCAGATCCATGCCCTCGGCGCGCGCAGACGCCCGGCCCTTGGCATTCAAGCCGCCGCTCTTGCTCTGACCTTCCTTACGCTGCCAGGCCGGCGTCTTCACAGGAACCTCCGGGGGAAGCCAGGACCAAACGCCATCGGCAGCAGCGTAGGACGCGCCGCCGCCTGATCGCCAGGCTGGAACATCGCCGGCTGAGACAGAAAGCCGCCGAAAGCCGGCCCCACCGCCATGGGCGCCATCGGCGCAGGCGCAGGGGCGGAAGGCGGCGCGAAATTGAACACAGGGCGCGCCAGCACCGCCGCCGAAGGCACAAAAGACCGCCCGCCGTAGTTGCTGGCGATCGACACCTGCGGCACGCCAATGTTCTGAGAGGCCGCCAGCATCCGCATGAAGGCCTCAGACGGCCTGACAGGAGGACGCGGCGCAGGAACCGCAGGCGCTACAGGCGCGGGGACGTAGACACTGTCGTTGCCGCCGCCATCGTTGTAGCCGCCGCCGCCGCCGCTAAACCCGACTGTGCTGTCGCCGGAGACGTTCGCCATCCCGCTTTCAGCGTTGTCCCCGGCAAACCCGGCGCCAAACGTGCTGCTGCCCGAGACGTTCGCCATGCCGCTTTGCGCGTTATCACCAGCAAAGCCGCCGCCGGTAACACTTACGCTCGGAGCTCCATAATTCTGGCCGTCTGCAAAGCCGCTGCCGGCGCCGTAGTCGGGAGTCCCCATAGGGCCGCCAAAATCGACGTTTGAGCCCCAATCTCCGCCGCCCCAGCCGCTGTCGCCGCCGCCGCTATCGCCCCCGCCACCACCACCGCTGTCGCCGCCGCTCGGATCTCCGCCCTGGCCAGAGTCCGCGTCATAGAACTCAAGCAGCCCGGTCACAGGGTTGCGCGTCCCCGCACCACCGCGCCGCTTCAGCATGCGCGCCTCGTCCGGGGTGATGTGCGCCAGCACAGTGTCGCCACCGCGACCCTGCTGCTGCATCACCTGCGCGAGAAGACGGAAGTAGTCCACAGGGCCAAATCCCTCGGAAATCACCGGAAACCTAAGA